ATATATAGCAAGTGTATATATACAAATAAGATACACTATTTTGTAGGTATTTCTTCGTCCAGGCGTCTCACCATATCGACCCCCGGAACCACTCCCAGCGTCGAGCCGGTTTCCCACGCAATGTGAACGGTTCCGATGTCATCCACGTGGACCACCGTCCCTTTGGTACCCGCCGGTGGTGCGTGCTCATCGTCTATGCTCACCAGCTCTACTGTACACCCGCTTGGGTATTGTTTTCTGAGGACCTCGACTCTCTTACGGTTCATCTCATCCATATGTATCCTCCGTGTCAGTGAGCATTGATCGCTCAGCTTCGCATGAATAGCAAGTCCTTTGTCCTAGGGCCTTGCCAATGCATCCAGGATCAGGCGCATCTGGCGCAAATATTGGTCGTAACGGTGAGCGAACAGCGGTAGAGTGTTCTCCCCGTAGTCCAGCAGCGCATCCGCATCCGCCTCTGCAATGCAGTAGAGGCCGTTCTCGTATGACCAACTCAACGGAGGAAAGACCGGGATTGGTGGAGCTTCGGGAGCCATCGAGACCAGGACCTGACGATACGGATCATTCTCCTTTACCGTTGGCACGCTTGTGCAGCCGGTTGAGACGATCAAGACGGCCAGCAGTATCACCGCTTGCAGGAGGTTCGATCGGTTCAGGTGGCTGTTCTTGTTCGATGGTAGTGATCTTCTGGTGTACTTCATCGATCTTCTCCAATTGCTGTTCTCGTTTCTTCACCGTAACCTGGGCTTGCTGGATATCCTTTTTCAGGTCCTTGGTCTTGTGTGCTTGCAATCGTGTGATCCCCAGCAACCCCAGGATGATGAGGATCAGCATCTGCATGATTTCATTCATCGACTTTCCTCTGTATGAATTTTTTGACCAGTGGTTTCCAGAACGCCATGCACGCAGGAAGCTGTAGCAGGTAGATCGCTATGGTGTACAAGACCACTAGGTAGGGTGTGTTGTTCAGCCCTCCGTCGACGCCTGTTCCCACGACGATGCGGAAAGTCACATATCCCAGGAGCGCCGAGCAGGCGAGAGCGATCAGCTTGATCTCGTTCTCGTTTGCCCTGTCACGGCGAAGGCTCTTCTTGTACAGTTCCATCACCAGACCAAGGAACGCAGAAAAGGCGAGCAATATTGCACTCAGTGTCATCGTTCGCCTCCCTTGGTACCGAGTAGCGATAGAAAGTAATCGTCCATCTTCTTCTCCTGCTCCTCGCTCTCCCCATTGATCTCGTGGGTCCTCAGCGACTTGAAGATGACCTTGTCATTCTCCAGTGCCATGACCAGACCCATCTGGACTCTGGTGATGGTGGTCTTGATCTCCTTGAGGTCCTTCGCATAGCACTGGCGGTCATCACTTTTCTTTGCCAGTCGGTTCAGCAACCACAAAACGATGCCTCCCGAACCGAACAGACATACCGCGAGCGTAGTGATCAGGGTCAGCTCATCCATCACTTGCCTCCTGGGAGGCGACTTCCTCGTAGGAGTAATCCAATCCGTCGCGCTGCACGGTGACATCAGCTGAGGAACCGGTGATTTCGATATAGCGTTTGACGATCACATCGCAGTACTTCTCATCCAGCTCAATGGTGGCACAGCTCCGTTCGGTCTGCTCACAGGCAACCAACGTGCTGCCGCTGCCGCCGAACGGATCGAGCACCAACGTATTACTCATCGAGGAGTTCATAATCGGGTAGGCAAGGAGGGCCACTGGTTTCATGGTAGGGTGGTCCCCGTTCTTCTTGGGTTTGTCGAATTCCCAGATGGTCGATTCCTTGCGCCCGGTGTACCACTGGTGCTTGCCCTTCTTCTTCCATCCGAAGAGCACCGGTTCGTGTTGCCACTGATACGGTGAGCGCCCGAGCACCAGCGACTGCTTCTTCCAGATGCAGGTGCCCGACAGGTAGAAACCCGCCTCGCTGAATGCCTTACGGAAGTTCAGCCCCTCGGTATCGGCATGGAACACGTAGATGGAGGCATCGTCGGCCATGTGGGAGGCAGTGTTGGTGAAGGCATCGAGCAGGAACTGGGCGAAGGCATCATTGCCCATATTATCGTTCTTAATCTTGCCGGCTGTACCCTCGTAGTTGACGTTATACGGTGGGTCGGTGACCACTAGGTTCGCTTTGGATCCTGCCATGAGCAGTTCAAAAGTCTCGGCCTTGGTGCTGTCACCACATACCAGGCGGTGCCTTCCCAGCTTCCACAGGTCTCCAGCTTTGGTGATTGCGGGCTTTTCAAGCTCGGCATTCACATCAAAGTCATCGTCATGTACCCCGTCGGCAAGAGCATCCTTGAACAGGTCATCGATCTCAGCCGGATCGAAGCCGGTGAGCGAGATGTCGAAATCCTCACCCTGCAGCTCAGTGATGAGCAAGGCCAGCTTGTCCTTGTCCCATTCGCCGCTGATCTTGTTCATGGCTATATTGAGGGCTTTCTCTTTGTCGGTATCTAGTTCGACTAAGATGCAGTCCTCTTCGGCTACTCCCATGTCTTTAAGAACATTCAGCCGTTGGTGGCCGGATATGACGGTATTGTCGTTGGCGATATTGACCACGATGAGTTCGACGTAGCCGAACTGCTCTAGCGATCGCTTGAGTTTCTCATACTCAGGATCTCCGCTTTTGAGCGCTTTGCGTGGGTTGTATGTTGCCGGATTCAGCTCCGACAGGTTCATTTTCTGGATTCTCATGGTGTGTTTCCTTTTAGTCGTGCTGTTCCAGTTCGTTCCTGAGCGCCTCTATATACCGTTCGCTCACCTGTTCCCATGCAAACAGCGCATTGCCGAAATGGCCATAGCAGGAGGTAAGGTTGTATATGGGACTGCGCAGCCCCAACTCCTCGATGATGTCCTTCGGCTTGAGGCTGAAGATTGTGCGAACCGCCTCGGCGAGCTTTTCATCGTCCACCTTGCCGGTGGAGAAGGTGTGTACATGTATCGCGACAGGTTCAGCCTTTCCGATTGCATACGAGATTGCTACCCCGCAGCGTTTGGCAAGACCGGCTGAGACGATGTTCTTGGCGATCATGCGTGCCATGTAGGCACCGCTTCGGTCCACTTTGGTCGCATCCTTACCGCTGAAGGCGCCTCCTCCGTGGAGTGCCAGACCCCCGTAGGTGTCGACCATGATCTTGCGACCTGTCAGGCCAGTGTCGGCTGCAGGACCTCCCTCGACGAACCGACCCGATGGATTGATAAGGATGCGGGTGTGCGCATCGAGAGGGAAATCGCTACAAGCAGGGTAGAGCACCTGTTTGATGATTTCTCCCTTGAGGGTATCCAAGTTCTTGTCACGATCATGCTGGACCGAGACGATGATCGCAGCCACGCGTGTAGGCTTACCATCCTCGTACTCTACCGAGACCTGGGCTTTACCGTCGCTACGGATTCCCATGATAGTGCCGTTCTTGCGCTGCTCATCCAGGGTGCGGCAGATGCGATGGGAAAGCTCGAGCGGTAGCGGGAGGAATGTAGGCGTCTCGTCGGTTGCATAGCCATACACCGTGCCCTGATCCCCGGCTCCTAGTTCGTCCTGATTACCCTCGGCATCCCTGATCTCTAGGGCTGTATCGACGCCGCCTGCAATGTCCGAACTCTGGTTGTGGAGGAACACGCTGATGGTGAATTCCTTGGGATTGTAGCCACGCTCGGCAAGGGCGGTCCGTACGATTTGGCGTATGTTGACCTTGGTGCGGCTGGTGATCTCACCAGCGACGATGATCCTGCCCTTGGTCGCCATGACCTCGCAAGCCACGCGCGAGTACTCGTCGATGGAAAGGCAAGCATCAAGAATCGAGTCGGCGATGTAGTCGCACAGCTTATCTGGATGTCCGCAGCAGACACTCTCGGATGTGAGGTAGTTCTTCATGTTTGAATTCCTTTGATTGTTTGATTTCCTAGCGGCTACGCCTAGAAGTGAGTAGCCGTTCCATCAGGTCATCCTGAGGGTTCGCTCCTTGGTATGAAGTGGCATTGTTCTCCTTCACGATCTGGAAGATCTGATACCAGATCTGGTTGGTTTGCTTCATGTATTCACGGCTCATCGCCACGTACGGTGAGGCTATCGCCGCCCCTGTGGTAGGGTGCTTTGCGAGGAAGCCATACTCGCTGACGGCCATCTCGCACTGGATCCAGC